TGTTGTTTGGAAACTTGTAGGAGTCTTCCAATTCAATGTCGCATAGTCGCTATCGCCATCCGTAGCGAACACATAGAACACATCAAGTTTATCCCAAACACCTGCCGTTTTCAAATCCTCTACAAGTGTATTCTGCAAGGTTTGTTGTGATGCACTTGGTGCAGTATATCCAAGAGATGAGGCTTGGTCTAATACGGCTTGATAGTCAGCATCAAAACCACCTGCCGTAGCAGCACCTGTACCCCAATTGATAGCATTGTTTACTGCGCCCTGTCCCCAATTTATAGTGTTGTTAGCCATTCTTCTCTAATTTTTTCACAAGCTTCTCAAGCCTCTTTAAGTTAACCGCCTTTGGTTCGTAGCGTTTCTTACATAACCCATCCTTGAAAGAGGGCATCTTTGTCTGGGTACATATCTTCATCTGTACTTGCATTATATTCAGGAAAGTTTGCATTGTTGAAAGACATATAATCAATAAACCTACGAGTGTAGTGTTCAGCAATGTCTCTATGCTTATTAGTTAAGAAGTCTACCTCACTCTTCTCCATAGCAATACTGTTCTCTGCCGTGTGCTTGTAAGCACCTCCATTACCTATCGTGTAAGCAGAATGAGGTAAGTATTCTACCATAGCCCAATGAATCAACATCGGTTGAACATACTCATCCAATAGGTTAGCGTAGTTCACAGGCAAAGTATCCGCAATGATATCATTACGCAACTTGTCGTACAACTTTGTGCCAAGATAGTTTTGGATGTGAATCTCTTGAGCAATCTCTATGAACTGCAAGAACTTATCGCTATCTACATTTCCAGAGATTACGCTATTGCGTACTAAATCATCTCTTTTTATAAATAATACCTTTGCCATTATTTTCCGTAATTAGGGTGATGACCTTGTCTCGGCATATCAATAGGGGCTACCGCAACCTCTTGAGGGTTTTTAGGTAGTTTAAATCCTTCTCGTACCGCTTGGTTTACATTCACATATCTTGTACCTCTCAAGGCATCGCCTCCGTAAGGTTCTCCATTCTTATTTAACTTCTTCTTGTACACTCTACGCTCCCATCTATGGTAGCAGTTTACTCCTCCCTTGTACTTAAACAAAGAATAGTTTCTACCCTTGTGTCCGAAGCTCTTGTTTACACCTCTTGCACTCATCATACCGATGTCTTCCTTGCGGTACAACTTGCCTTGTGATAGCATTGTCTTGCAGAAGGGTCTTGAACTGCCTTTAGCAGTCTTTTTAGTACCCTTTACATACTTATACCTCACTTTGTATAATTCGGTGTCTTGTGTGCTATCCTGTGTAGCCGAAAGGTTTACCAATCCGTTGAGGTATCCCTCTACATCAAAGTCCTCTGGCTCATCCTCTCCTACGATTTCTGCATCAACGAGTTCCCACTCATCGGAAGGCTCATCCTCCCCCAAGTCAGCCAATGCATCTAACATCTCGTGGGCTAACTTGTCATCAAGAAAAGGGCGGCTATCAGCACTTGAGAGTTCCTCCTTTACATCTTCTTCAATGTCTGCTTGTAACTCTAATGGTTGTAGGGTCTTGAAGTAGACATTTAAGGATGCTCCGTTTACTGCCATAATATCATCAATAGCATCAAGAATCATCTCTTGGATAGGGCGTACAACCGTGTTGTGAAATAGAAGACTCGCAGTCTTCAACTCATCAGCATTATTACCCAAGCCTGTATTGTCCTTGATACCCATCAGCATCGGTGAGGTAACTCTATGGGCTACCATCAACTTACGCATACTCTCATCCGCCAAGAATTGGTATTGCTCACTTGCATCACTCAACTGAACAGGCTCAATACTTGCAGCCATCTCCTTGTTGTCGTTAAACGCCAAGATGAACTTACCAGAGTTGCTTGAACCACTAAACTTTTGAATGATTCTACGCTCAATCAGTTCACGCTCCTCTTCAGTTGGTACACCATTGTTGAAGTTAATCAACATACTTGGTGACAAGCCGTTCTTAATGTTGTTGATGTGGTAGTTGGCTACCTCTTCCTCCAACTCGGCATAAGGGAGACCCCCTTGATAGTCTACAGGAGAGTAGTAGTAAAATCCACTACGATAAGGCTTGATGCAATAAATCTCAAGACCCTCACTCTTATCTCCATATCCAAAGGCAGGGATGCGTACAGGCTCAAAGCCTTTCTTACGAATCTTTGTCCAATCTTTAGAGTAGTAGTATCCTTCTACTTCACCATCATCGTTCATCTTCTCCATACGGAGAGTCTCAATAGGCATATGCTCTACTTGAACGATTTTAGTCTTCTGCTTATTGTAGATAACTTGGAAGGCTGCTTGACCCATCGCCTTTAAATCAAAGGTGACCTTACGCATACAAGTGCGAGAGAAGAGACTCTTCATCATTGCAAACTCATCAGGCTTTCTACTTGCATCTGTAGCGTGTAGACCCTTTCCGTAGATAAGTTCGGTCATACCATTGATAATGGCATTGTTGGTAGCACTACCATTGTACCTGTCAATGAGGTACTGAAAGTAGTTGTTATCTGCACCATAGGCTACCCACTCCTTACGGTTGTCTTCAACAACTTGGGGTGTAGTATGCGATGCAAGATTTACGATGCGGATATTACTCATCGGTATATGTATTGATTATCATTGTCGGTGTCTTCGTAGTAAGTGAACTCACCGCTATTTATGCTGAACTTCTCTAAATCCGTTTGGTTGGTGCAATATACCTTACCTCTATATATCTCGTTAGAGCCACTTATTTTAATCGTGTAGTATCTACCCTCAACAAAGGTGTAAGAAGGTGTTATGTGTAGGTAATTCGCCTCCTGTGTAGCCGTAAGAGACTCGGTAGTAGAAGTATTTGTCTCCTCATCAGTAATCAATACCGATACGCTTGTTTCAAACGCTCTGGGAACAAAGTATATCTTCTTATCCGTTGTAGTTACTATATGCATAATAGGTTAACCACAAGAAGGGTAAAGTGTTATAAAAGAAAAGGGCAACCCCGAAGGACTGCCCTAACCAAACCAAAACACCTATGTCAAGTGTCCTACAAATATACTACTTTATCACGAAGTAACAATAGTTGGTGTTGCAGATGTCATACCTGCAAATGGATTACCATCTGTTGCTCCATTAAGGAAGTTCGCAGCAGTACGCTCCATAGCATTGAAAGTAAGTGTGTATCCACTCATATCTCCCATTGCAGCACCTGAAGCAATAGTACCACCTGTTACATCCGCTCCGTGTTCACGACCTACCAAGTAAGCGTTTCCGTTGTAGTCCTCAACAACAATGTGAGGTCTTCCATACGCCAACAACTTGATTTCGTTGTTATCCTCCTTGCTCAATTGTGGCAAAGAAAGGCTAACCGCTTGGTCAAAGAATACTGTTCCGTTCTCACGAGAAGCGTTGATTGTCTGCTCTACTGAAGATGTGCCTTTCAGCTCATACTTGTAGGCAGAGAATGTTCCTGTCATATCAGTTACCTCATCCGAAGACAAAGTAAGTGTTCCTAAATCACCGAAGTCTACGAAGTAAACCGCTTTAAGACCACCTACCGACTCACGGCAAGGTAATGCACGACCTTTTGTTAAATCACAAGCCATATTATTCTTTTTATAAAAAAGGGCAGACAAGCATCAGCCTACCTGCCCCTTCTGTTATTAACTAAACTAAACTACTATGTGTAGTAAACGATGTCAGCACCAATTCCGTATTGTACACCTGCAGTAAAGCGCATTACAACACGAACATTTTGTGAACCATCAAGGTCAGCCATATCAATCAACTTCACCTCGTTGTGGTCTGCCAACAAACCTGTACCGAAGAACAAGTTTGATTTTTGTGCAGCAACCATATCGTTGTCAGCCATACCTGAACATACGAACAATTTAACGCCATCAAAAGCCAAATCGCCTCCGTTGTACCAAGTAGTACCTGCGTTGTTCACACCATTAGCACCAAGACCAGAAGCACCGAAACCTCCCAATGCACGAACATAAGCACGAGCAATGTTTTGAGATACATAGATGTACAAGTCTTCTTTGCCGTAAACTGATGTAGGGATAGCATCAACTACTTTACCCAACTCATCAATTACATTTGCAGCAGTAACCGTAGTACCTACTACATCAATAACTGAAGCATCAGCAGCCAACAAAGTAGCGAAGCCATCAAACTCACCTGCATTGGCAGTAACACCTGTCCAGATAGTTTCTTCAGTCTTCTGTGCTACTTTAGCAGCGATGTGACCAATCAAGAAGTCAGCGAATGATGGAGGAAGGCTATCAAAAGCAGAGTAACCCATTTGGATTGCTTCCCAATCATTGTGGAAATCTTTCTTACACAATTCCAAGTTTACTTGGAACTCTTCAGGCTGAAGGACACGCTCTGCCAAAGTCACAGTTGACTGGTCAGCGAAATCACAAGCAGCGTCTTTTACCAAAGCATTAGTAGAAAGAGTTTTCATTACTTCTTTATACTTAACATTTGGCTTAACTGTGATACCACCACCTTCAATGGTATCAGCACTCAACAATGCAGCAGAAATATATTTCCCTGCAAACTCACCTTGATAGGTTGTCGTAATTGATGTTGCCATTTTCTATTTATTTAATTATTGATTGTTGTACTTGTTTAG